ATTGTTTACAGAAGCAGTTTTTATCCGCACATAATAGGTCTGCCCTATTTCAAGGTTTAAATTAATGCGGTAAGTGGTTGCGGACGCGGAAGGATTGCTTACCGGAATGTAATCAGCGCCGCCTTTTTTTAATTCCAGCACGTACGTTGATAGGAATTCTTTCGCGCTTGCCGGCGCAGTCCAGGATACGTCAATATGCGCGATATGTACGCCATCTGAGTTCTGCCATCCTATCTCTGAAAGCGCAATTCCAGTTACATCAGGAACAGGCGCGTAAGGGTTAGGAGGAGAACCATAATCCCAATCATCAAAGGTCGCGCCAAAGCGGTCGTCTAACACGGAGCTGTTATACGCCTGACACAGATATTTGGCGCGGCCAAAATCAACTTCATTAATCTCGATTACCCGAAACAACGCGGCTGTCCAATCAGGCCGGGAATGAGTTACGCTGACCACGTCAAATTGTTCGCAGTGCAACGCTTCAATATTGCTTTCAAACTCACACCACACATCATTTACCTTGCGGTCGTAAAGAATTTTTTTGGCTAGGCGGGAGGCTTGTGATTGGCGGATGATACCATATGTTTCTATTTTCTCTTCCCGGATACCCCGGACAGACTGGTCTAGTTCATCTTCAGCCCAGGCGATACGTTTGGGATTTTTTGTTTCCAGCGCGGAAATCCATTCGACTCCGGCTTTATTCGGCGTTTCATCGGCTTTTCCATATCCATAGACAAAAGATCCTTTAATGATGTTATTTTCCGTGAAAGCCATGACCGCTGTTTCGTTTTGTTTCTCTATCGCTAATTTATAAACGGGGCCGCTATGCAGTAATGATCCATTAAAGGTAATGAGCATTTTAGATATATTGTCCAAAACAGAATGTTTAGTATCAATAACTATATCTAATTCATACCTGCGTTCCGTCCCGCCATTACCGTCATCAACCATCACGTCGCATATTTCCGCGGCATCCCCAAAACTCGGATCATCAACAAAAGACGCGGGGAGCCCGCAGCCTCCCAATACCGGGCTTAATAGTAAATAATCCCGCAACACCGCGGCAGGGTTCTTTGAACTAGAAGCAGCATTGGTAGACCAACTCTGGGTAGACGCGTTCCATGTTTGTATTTTTTTTCCGGTTACCCGGCAGGAAACGACAGGATTAGTGCTTACTTTGTCTCCTGATGCCAATGTAAGAGCCAAATACGCGACATGATGCAGTCCTTTAACTATTCCTGACCCGCGGGAATCCACACCTTGAGAATCGGTACCATAATACGCGGTATAGCTGCAGCCGGGTAATGTGGTAATATCTTGGTCATCCACCAGCACATTAGTGATAGCGGATACTTCTCCGATACAGAGGCTTAAGAATCTCTGCACGGTAGTCGCGGGGTCAGACTGCCAGATGATATTGCCGCCAACTGTGATAGGGCCGCCATAAATGATGGGCACTATCCCTTCATTAGAGTATGTATTATCTATAACGGGAGATGTATATTTTGAAGAGGGCGCGGTAAGCCGGTCTTTGTTAGTAGATTGAGAGAGGCTATACGCGATAGAGGCAACCGTAAGAGCGGCAATGATAGGATGGGCCCATATGGTATCAACGATAAAAACACCGATAGCCCAAAGAACCGTCCCTACTACTCCAGCGTGCGCGTATTTAACCCCGGCTATGAGAAGAAAAAATAAAGTTAAGAATACTTTACTGAACCATAATCTTTTCAAGAATCGTTTTATCATGATGGTCTGTACGCCGCCAAAAACATATTTTCTAAATATATTATCCTAGTTAAGCAGGATCCAATAATTCTATCCATATGTAGAATAAATTGTTTATCTACACACACCCCTATAGCGCCGATACTTTTATGATTTTTTATAATAACAATATCTCCAGCAGCTAAATCATTAACGGGAATAGGTTTAGCGAAAGTTTTAAGTCCGTTATTCATGCGTGCGTAATCTTTTTTTTTATCGCGAAAGAATATCCTTCCTCCGTCAGAAAAAGGCATATCAAATCCCCTGATATGCTTATAATAAAGCCATACAATCCCCTGGCAATCGCACCCGAAGAAATCTCTTCTGTTTAGCTTAAAAGGTATGCCAACAAAATTATTCAAGTCAAACTCACTTCCGCAGGGGGATTGTATGGAATCCATGATAATTAACAGTATTGTTGTATGTATTCAGGCACATATCCAACGTCTTCGCGCAGCCCCGATAGGATGTATAGGTATCCCCTGCCGCGACCGTGTTATCCAACAGATAATCAAGAGTGATAGTATCGGTAGCCGCGTCGAAATCTACTATTTTCCTGGAATCTCCGTTATTCAGTCCGGAAGTAAAGGTAACCGTTCCCCAGTTCCAGTAGTCATTTGCTTGAGTAAGATTAGCGGTATCGATTAAAGTGCCTTTTGTCCCGCCGGTAGCGGATCCGGTTACCTTATTCGCCGGAAGTTCCTTATCTATCAGACAGTAGGTGTCTCCGAATTTCGCGTTACATTGAATCTGGTATGGCCATCCAGTTTCAAAACTCAATGAGCCTATCTTAGGGGTGCAGGTAGCGCTGACGCTCTTCTGCTCAAAGATAATTGCTTGTATATACCCGTCGAATATTATCTTGGCATCCAGATAAGAAGCAAGATAATCCCGGAATATCAACCTGGTAACAATGCGTTTATTTCTGAAATCATGCGCCGCCGCGTAGGCCCCCATAGCCTTATTGACGTTATCTACACGATACGACACCCGTTCAACTTCTCCTTTAGAAGTCCGTTTTACGGATGACCTGCTGACGGCCAAAGGAGTATAGGCCTGCGCCGCATGGCCCAAATAAGTAAAAAAGTTAAGTGATTTATAGAAATTGACAAAATGCAGAGTATTAGAATCTTCGGCGGTCTGACTGCCGAGGTATATATCATGTATTTCTACCGGTTTATTCTGAACCCGGGTCTGGATAAATTGTAGTATAGCGGAAAGAGAATACATTTTAGGTGGATGAACTTGAGCTGGAAGAACTGGAACTTGAAGATGAGTTACCTAAAGGAGGTGAATAAGATGTCCAGCGAACTTCTTTGAGTGTAATGCCGGCATGCAATAATTGATACGCGGCCAGCTCCCTGGTTAACTTATCCTCATTAAATCTGACTAAAAAATAATATTCATAATTAAGTAATATCGCGCCTGAGGGAGCCGCGTTAAAATTGATATAAGATTCTTCGGCAACAAAGTCATTCCTCAGCGTATAATTTACATTAGGAAGCCCTGCCACGCTACAAGAATGCTCAGTATTGACATCCACAGGGAAATTATCCAGGAGAAATTCGGTGATAGATCCGCTGCCTGTTCCGACAGCCTCATTTAACCTTAGATGTTCATGTTCTATTTTAAGAAGAAAAAAATCACATGAACCCTGCCTGGCGATAAAAAAATCCCAGATTAAATCCATCGCGGCTTTGGTCAGGAATTTACAAGTGAGTTTGTATTCCCGGATTCCTGTATCCCAAAGAGCGTCCCGGGTCTCCCTGCCGCTCTCTGATTCAGTGATATTGGTACGGAAAGAAATGGATTCCTCTATGCCGAACTCAGGAGTTAACTCTAATATATGGCCATATCCCATAGGTATCCTTTATTATCCAAACCGCTGGCTGCTTTTTCTTAACGAAGTGTTATCTTTTATTCCGCGCTCGGCTGAATTCGCGTAAAGATCTCCGTGCTGCTGCAACCGCTCGCGGAAGGAACGCTCATCAATAGTTTGGATGTAGTAGTTATTAATTGTAGTGCCGCCTGTGGATTCTCCGCGGTTTAGTTTATCTAGATTATCCACTCCTAAATTAGACATTGCTCTTCGGTTTAGGACTCCCTCACCTTCTAAGAGGGTAGC